CTCGTCAACACGAATAAGACGGCGGATAGCCTCCTTCTTGGCCTCGTCAGGTGTGTTCTCGCCAACGCTCTGTGCGGCAGCGGCACTGGCGGCGGTGGGAACTACTGAGTAGCCAATCTTCTGCAATACCTTGCTGTGGGTAAGCAGGTCGTCCCACAAATCCTGTGAAATCTCAAGAGCCAGAGGGCCACCGTAGTGACCTGTGCGGCGGATGTACTTCACGCGGTCTTGCATATACTTGATGGGGTCAGAAGTACCACCCTCAGAGGTGTGGGTGGCGTTAGTCCACCAGAGTGCCGTACCTGTCAGCGTGTCGGTGTTAGCTGCGGGCAGACCGAAACCGATGGTCAGTCCCTTGATGCCACGGGGGTTGTTGGTGGCATTGATGGTGAACTGTCCCGTTGACACAATCTGATGACGCTGGTGATTCAGCGCATTCTCGAAACTCTGAATCAGCTTCTCAGTTCCCTCGTCCAGAAGGCCGAAGATGATTTCACCCATCTCATCGTTAAGTGCCATTGCACCATACTTCTGGGCAAGCTGCATCTGCTCGCGAACAATCACGCGGTTCACGCTGTAGAACAGCTTCTGGGTGGGGATGTTGTTGCTCACACCCTCGATTTCTCCCAACGGAAGCTCGTAGCCCTCACTCTCAGGATCTACATAGGTAGGCAGTACGGTGGCGTTCACCTTTGACAGCAACTGACGGAAGGTGTAGTTGATGCTCACAGGGTCAAACGAGAAACCGTCGATACGCAAGGCGTCGAATCGCTCTTCGTAATGATCTACGAAGGTCTGCCAGTCTTCACCACCGAGACCAAGGTCGATGATGCTTCTAAGTGTTACTGGTATAGTCTTCATTTTCTTTCCTTTTTAATGCGTTAATAACTTGGCTTAGTCAACCACGCGGATTGACAAACCATTTTTCTGCGTCATTCCCTTCACGGCAGCGCTGATGGTGGCAGCATCGGTTACGGTGTCACCCAGCATATAGCCGTAGATTTCACCCTTCACCACAACGTTGGCCGTTGCGTAGGTGTTGGAATCCTTAATCACTACGTCCTCCTGAAGGAAGCCGATGATGTTCAGTGAGTCGATACCGGCAGGACTCTGTCCAGACACGGCAGTCTTGATCTGCGCCCACGTAACGACGTTAACATCCTTTGCGTCTGCACCGCTGGTGGTGTCATAGGCAAGGGCCATACCGCTGCGGATAAGACCGGCACTTGTGAACGATGACACGTTCTTGATGCGGAAACCGCCAGGAAGCTGCTCGTCAATGCGGCGCCATACCTTGCGGGCGTGGCCGCCAGTCAGGGTCTCGCTGTTGAAAGCGTTGCCCGTGTTCAATGTGTTGCTCATTCCTAACAATCTTTTTACGTTAAAAAACTAATTTGAAAACTCTCACTTGGAGGCCTCCTGACGGCGTTTCTTTGCCTCAAAGCGCAAGTCTAACTTGCTCTTGCCAGAAGGACCGCCGTTACCCATACGGGGAGCAGCACCGTCACCGCGACAGGCTTTGTATTCCTTATCATACTCGGCTAACATCGCTGCGGTAAGGTCTTCAACGCTCTTTGTTGCGTCTAATACCTTGCCCTGAAGGGTCTTTTCGAGAACATAGGCGTCGGTGGCGTTCTGCGTCTTCATAGCAGCCTTCACCTTGGCCATCAGTTCTGCCTGTGTCATCCGGATGGCACTGTCGCTGAACTGCTTCTTGAGGTCTTCAAGTTCCTTTTCCAGCGCGCTAATTTTCTCGGAGTCTCCTCCTGTCCGCTCGTCTTCCTTCTTCGGTGGTTCGGGCTTCCAGTTCTTCTTGTACTCCTCGAACTTGGCATTAGCCTGCTCGGTGACCTTGGTCGCTACATCGTGGTTGAACTGTCCCTGAAACGACTTCAGCACGGCAATGTGCCGTGTCCAATACGCATCATCGGGTTCTGCGCCCTCGGCAGGGAGGTTGTTGTCAACGTAGGTCTGCAACGACTGCTGTGAGAAACTGGTTTGTCCTAATTTCTCTGTCAATGTGGATAGGATTTGTTCTTTCTCCATAATTCTTATTTTGGTTAATAATCTGAATCCAATCGTTATCCTCTCATGAAGAATGGAGACTGCATTTCATTCGCAAGGCTCACCACTTCGTTTCATCGTGAGGAATCGAATTTGCGAATAAAACAGTTTTTC